AGGAAGTACCTTACCAGTCGTCTGCACAGTCAAGGCGAACGTGTATCCAGCTCCTGGACCAATGATCGCGGTACCGCCATGAACGCCTGGACGCGGTTGAAAGCCGCTCCCGGCCGCCGTGTCACCAGTCCACCAGCCACCGTCGCCACCGTCGCCTGCCTTGCCTAGCACGGTACCGCTGATGAAAAGGTTGATGACTGATCCTGATGGCAGACCACTGTTCGCAAGATTGAGCGATGCAAGGTTGACGCTTGATCCCTCAACGATGATGCCGCCAAGCAAGCTTATGTTGATGGTCGGTGTTCCGGTCAGTCCTGGAATCTGCCCAGCTAGCGCCCAGTCGATGGCGTTGGCCGTAATGTTGATCGTGTGCTGTGTGCCGGCGGTACCAGACGGGTTGTATCCCTGCTGTATAGATCCAAACCAAGTCGCTGCACTCGCGCGCCATTTAAATAGGATCATGTCAGCGCCATTGCCGACTGCGGTCAGGGTTGGCGTGATGTCGTTCGGCCACTTGACGTTAGTTGGCCACACGACCGTGCGCGAGCCTGTCGCATCCTGCGTCACCAGCAGGTAGAACTCCGTGCCGTCAAGCAGGCCAGCCAAGTCACCAGCGTTGAACGTGATAGGGTTGGTTGGCGTGCCGGTCAGCGTGATCGCGAACTCGCGCGACAGCGATGGATCGATGTTGATCGAGTTGCCAAACGTCAGCTGCACCGGCTTCCACGCGGTGTTCTCTAGGAACTGCTCGTACTGATCGATAAGCGCAAGCCGAGCTGACGGCGGCGCAATCTGGTAGGTGTTGTTTGCCGCGTCGCAGAAGAAAGTCTGTACGCCAGCGTTGATGAATGCAGTCTGGCTAGGTGAAGCGGTCGCCAGGGTGATCACGAATCCGCTCTGGTTGCTGGCCGAGAAGTTATTGGTGGTCTGGTTGTCGAACACCATCAGTCGAGCTATGTTAGGCACGATCACGGTAACGTTGGCGGTCAGCGCTCCCGTCAGTGTTATACCAATCGCGCGGCTGTCGTCAGACTGGCCGTCGAGCGTGGTCAGCGTGTACTGGTTGCCAGTGAACTGGGACAGCGTCAGCTGCGTCTGCTTTGCAATCGCCTGCTCAAGCAGGTTTAGGTTCGTGTTGGTGTTGTCGCCCCAAGTGTTGTCGTCGTTGCCGTCCGCCATCTCAAGGACGCGCAACAGCGTACTGAATTGATCTGACGGCATTGGCCTACACCTTCAGGCGGCTGGCAAGCTCACCGATCTGGTCTGCGTACGCGGCCAGCGACTCGCGTGCAGCGCGCAGCAGGCGTCTCGGGTCGTTAATGAACTCTGGCGGCAGTGAACCGACAATGCCATCCAGCTCGGCAAGCTTGGCGCTAGCCGCAGCTGCTTCCGTGTTTGCGATGTTTCTAATCTGGTCAATCGTCGCCATTACTGTGCCCCTGGTACTGGTTGCTGCGCCGTGCCGGGCGCTGGCGGTAACTCACCTGGACCTTGTCCCGGTCCATTGATTAGCTGCCGCGATACAAACAGGTCGTCCAAGTCACTGCGCTTGAGCAGCCGTACTTGGGTCTGTACGTCGGCCAGTTTAGCGTTGTACTCGTTCTGAGCCACCGCTCGGGCCGAGAATCTCTTCAGGAACTCACAGGCGTCGATCATGCACGACTGAAACAACAGGTCAGGGTATCGGGTCGATAGCCATGTGGTGGTCTGGCTGTAGTAGCCGGCGCTCACCTGATTGACGCCATCAGTCACTGATGGAGTGATGCTGGTCACGCTGCTGAAGAAGTCGGTTGTCTGGACAAGGCCTGCATTGGGGCCGGCAATAGCGACCACGAGTGCGTTGCCATCGGTATCCAGACCCACAATCGTGAACGTGTTGGCGCTCATGTTGCCGGTTGACGTCAGCGCCACCTGAATCGCTCCCGGCGAGCCATCGGCGTTTGCCGGCGGCACATACGGGCTGGTGGTCAGAGTAAGCGCGGTGCCGCCAGTGGTGTGCTGCAGGGCCGCTGCGGCTGCTGGCGCGTTGTCCTGATCGTTGTCACCTAGCAGTGGTGGCGTGTAGATGCCGCGCACGTTGAGCGTATAGACCGCATTCGGGGTTGGTGTCACTACCCAGTTGAGCGGGTCGTTCTCGGCGTAGTACTTCGGTACCCCGGCGGCCGGCGCCCCAATGATGTACTCCTGGACGAAGCCGTACGATCGCTTGAGCATCACGGCAACCGGGACGCCAGAGCTGATCAGTAGCGCGTCGCGGTCGCGGATAAGCGTGGTCGGCTTCGCTACCAGCCCGGTTGACTGACTGATGGCCGCTGTCGCCTGGACCACGTCAAGGTTATCCAAGTCTAGATCACGCAGGCATCGCGATTCACCCTTCTGCAGGATGTCGTTCATGTTGGCGATGAAGTCAGCGCTGAAATCTTCGTTCCAGACTTGCAGTGCAGCCGTCAGCGTATCGTATGTGTAGATCATGGACATTTAGGTCACCGTCAAAACTACTTCCGTGCCATCCGGGAACATTCCTTGCGAGGTGCCAGCTATTTCCCATACCCAGCACGAGTAGAAGCCACCGCTTTCACCCTGGAAAAAGGACGTAGCAGATGCTGTGTTCAAGCTTATAGGGTTGCCATTGCCATCCATGTAAGCCAGGGTGTTAAAAGCGTTCTGAGGCATCGGGGCAAACTCGGAAAAGAAAGATATCGCCACGCTTACCTGAAAGGTCTGCTGCGTCCATATAGCCGCCGGTAGTCCCGGTAGGTTGCCAGTGAAGCCATTGAGTAAGCCAAACTGGCGAATAATGCCACCCTGCTCGAATGGGAATCCTGTCTGTCCAGAGAACAGCAGGAACACCGATACGCCATCAACGTTAGCGAAACCGAAGTCGAGCTGTTCATCAGCGGGGTTAGATGCTGGCGTAATGGTGATTGTTGCGGCGTTGTTCGGTACTGTCACCGTATTGGTAACCGCGCTCTGACCGTGCGCCTGAACGCCCTGCACGTAGTACTGATATCCGACTTGGCTTGCGTCATCTATGAATGGCTGATCGTAGGTGAACGTCTCGACCCAGACGCCAGCGTTGTTGACCGACTGGCTATAGACGATGGGTATTGTGTCGATCAGCTCGAAGCTATCTCCGCTATTGGTGCTACGCCAGACGTTGTACGACTCGATCTGCGATCCCGAGCCAACCACGCCGAATGGTGCCCAGGTAAGCGTTGTTGCGCCCGGCGAGCCGCCTAGCATCAGCGTACTGGCCTGCATCGGGAACGTGTCATCAGGAGCTGGCCTGCGCTTAGGTAAGCCGTCAGGGCGCATGGGAGGCGGCAACAGCTGAGGATGGTATTCCTCCCACCAGCCAGGATGTACCAGCAAACCCTTGACCATGCCGTCCTCAACCATATCGCTGCGGTACATCTTCTGTCCCGAGCGCTGGCAGATGCCGATCTGGCTGTCAGGTCTACGCGGCTTGAGGTACTTCGGCATTACCGCCCCCAAACGACTCGCGCATCCATTGCATACGGCGCTCCAAAGCTTCTTTGGGCGTCATCATGCGAAGGGTGCGGCGGCGCGACGCCTCAGTCAGCCCGACCACTTGTGGCGGCAGGCTGTCGGTATCGAGCACCAGTATCAGCGAGGAGTTCATGCGTTTAAACGTTACGTAGGCAAGTGCGAGCGCCAGTGAAGCTGTCGGCTGCCTCGTGATTGATTGGCCATGCGGCACATGGGCCGGCGTGACCAGACTTGCCGCTGCAATACCAGCGACTACCATCGGGCTTGGTCAGCACGCCGTGATAAACGTGGTCCGGCAGTACGCGCTTCTGTGCCTCAAGCTCGCGAATGTCGGCCGCGCAGTCCATGACGCCATGCCAGTCACGCCGATAAAGCTTGGCTTTCAGGTCTGCTTCGATCACTGCTATCTGCTCGTCGAGCGTCATGGTTTGTCCTTTTGGTTATCGCGGGCTTTCTTTGGTGCGCCAGTCCACACGTAAGCGTAGCGGCCCGCGTTCCCGTTCGCCGCGCTTGGCCACCAGATAAGCTCCGCCGTTGTAACCTGTCTGCGGGTTAGGCGGCATATCTGGTCCGCCGGCTTCCATCTTCAGCTGCTGGTACAGGTCAGGTCTGTACTTCTGCGCCAGTCGAGCGGCCAGTCCGGCAGTGAACGCTTCCACCCACTCAAAGCCGATGTCAGGCGAGTTGGTGATGTTTCCCATGTCCTGTGAGCGACAGATGCACCACACGCGCGCGGTGTAGGTCAGGTTGGGCACTGGCCATAGCTGCATGTAGCGCTGGGCTAGCGTGTTACCCAGACCATCCCAGAAGAAGCGGTCAGGTCGGCCCACGTCAGCCTTGAATGGGATCTGCTCGTAGTCGTACCGGCTGATGCGCACCATGGGAACGTCGAAGGCGTTGTTGGTGCGAATGACGCTGGAGAAGATCTGCAGCGTACCGGCGGGGAATAGCGTCTGGGCGTACACGCTTACTCCCGGCGTGAAGTCAATCGTGGCCAGCTGCATGTCGTACTGCTTGAAGCCGTCAGCTGCCCAGTACGCGAGCATGAAATTGCTGCTACGGATGGCCGCCTGGATATGGTCCGGATTGATCTGGTCGCCACGGATCTGGCAACGCTCCAACGCCTCACTGATGTAGTCATCAGTCGAGTACTGCGTGTATGTCCCGCTGAAGGTGTTGGGCATCGTAAGTTCCTGTATAGGTGCGAGGCCATGTGTATTTGCACCCGAGCGACAGGCGCATTGTGCCCTGGCGAGTGGTCTTAGCTACTCAAATAGGGCTGTTAAGAGTGGATATGGCCGTTAAGAGGCCGATATGTGGCCGATACCGGGCTGTAATGGAAATCGAGATTGTTTCATTAGTGATTAAATGAGTCGCGAAACACCGGCTTTATTGGCACTATTGTTTCACCTGTGCGCCAATCCACCCACATGCCCCCCGGACACGGCAATAAGACCACTTGCGTTTAAACGCAGATATGCTAGGCTTGTATCTCGGATCACATGGAGTCAAGCCAAATGTTCAAGGTAATCATCAAGTTCCTGGATGGCAGCGAGCACAGCTTTGTTGTGTACGCGGCTGACAGGAATGGGGCGATATCCATTGGACGCCGTCGTCACAGCGATCTTTACGGGATCAGTGCTGTTGACATGGTTCGGCAGATATCTGAGTGCGCCAAGGTTGTTTATAAATCACTGGAGATTCAACATGTCTAATTCATACGTTGATGATGTTCGCCCCCTGTCACATGATGCAAAGTCAGCTGCACCATTTGGACTGACTGAAGCACAGATTAAGGCTGCTGCGTTCAATGAGCGTAACAAGGTACACACTGGTGTGCCGGCGCGTGTTTACCTGCTCCGCCATTTGAACCTTGGTCGCCATGCTGCTCGGCTTGAGCGCTCTGCCGGCGTTGAGCTTGCAAGTGATTTCAAGCCATTCGGCCATCATCCGGTTGCCGCTGATGACCAAGTCTCATACGAAGTTCCGGTAGCTCTGGCTATCCGTCGCCTTGAGCTTGCCACTGACCTGCGTCGAGCCGGCGAGTTCGTGGTTGAGGGTCGCTCCGCCGAGGAGTGGGATGCCCTTGCCGCCGACGCCTTCAGTGCCGGATCCATCCTATAGGCCGAAACGCCCTTCGGGGCGTCTGCTGGTATGTGCCAGCACTGACGAGGCCAGATTACCATGGAAAAAGATTTGCTAGCCGCTATTGCGGCCTATTGCGCGCATCTGCGCGCGAACTACGTTGCTTGGCATGCCGAATACAAGTCGGCGCCCACTGCTGCCGACGCCTGGATGCAGGATGCCCCCGGTAAGAACGTGGTACGCATAGTCCACGACTTTGGAAGCCAACGCTCTAGCCATAGCTTTGTCGTGTTGCGCGACTACAGCGCGCGCGGCAAGGACTGGAAGCGCGGCGACATCCTGAAGTCTGCTGAATGGAAAACCCCGGCCTTCAACTTCATACGCGGCAACGTATTTGATCCAAAGTCCTACGCGGGTATCACCTGGAGCGGTCGATTCAATTAACCCGAAACCGCCTTCGGGCGGTCTGCCGGTATCGCCGGTACTGATGAGGGTCGCATGAAAGGGAACCATAAACACGGGCACGCGCCAGCTGGCAAAGAATCCAAGACCTACATGGTATGGAAGGCTATGCGCCAGCGCTGCAACAATCCGAGACATGCCGACTACCCCTATTACGGTGGTCGCGGCATCACCGTGTGCGAGCGATGGAATTCATTTGCTAACTTTCTGGCCGATATGGGCGAACAGTCGCCCGGTTTGACCCTGGATCGCCAGAACAACGACAACGGATATAGTCCAGACAATTGCCGATGGGTTACTCGTGCAACACAGGCGGCAAACAGACGTAATCGATACAGGAGCTTACATGGAAACGATGAATAGAGAGCAATGGCTCAACGAGATAGCGCGCCGCAACATATGGCCGCATCTCAACAACCAAGGTGCCCAGACTCCAGCCCTTTGGCGTGTGTCGCTGGGATTCCCCAAAGGCTCGCGCGGCGGCAAGCATGCCATCGGCCAATGCTGGAAGCAGGAGTGCTCCGGTACCCAGCATCGCGAGATGTTCATCTCCCCCATCCTGGACGCTGGCGGGCCGGCGGGAGCTGTTGCAACACTGGTGCATGAGTGCATCCATGCAGCGCTCAACAACGAGGATGGCCACAAGGGTGAGTTTAAACGCATTGCCAAGTCCGCAGGGCTCGAAGGCAAGATGACCGCTACCCTGGCTGGGGAGTCTCTGCTTAGATCGATTGGCGAGTGGCTTGCGGGCATGCCTGCGTATCCGCACAGTCCGTTGTCCTTGATCTCGGACAAACCTAAGCCGGGCTCGCGCCTGATCAAGGCGGAATGCCCGACGTGCGGATACAACGTACGCATCACACGCAAGTGGATCGATATCGGCGTACCGCGATGCCCTAATCCCGAGTGCGAAGAGTCTGAAACCTCACTGGAGATACCCGCATGAGTAACCTGACACGCGAGCCGCTCAACCTGTTCAACGTCC